TGCTGCGTTTGTTGCCTTTGCGTAAGCTGCTGCCATGTTGCGCACTAGCTCATCAAAGAAGGCTGGAGATGTACGGTCTAGAAGTTCAACAGAGAATGTCTGTTGTCCAGCGTACTTTTGAACTGAAACTGATAGGAATGAAGCATTCTGATCTGTGTCGCTGAATGCGTCACCTTCTGGCTCGATTGCAACTGTTGGCATTTGTGTAATCTTTGGGATTTCAAATGTCATACCTGCATCAGGAAGCACTCCGCGAGAGATTGCATCGATTGATGGACGGATTGTTGTACCGAGTGGGTTGATGATTTCTGACAATTGGCGTGTTGGTACAAGACCTGCGTTGTCTGTTGTGTCATCTGCTGCGCGTAGGTATTGACGAGCTGACTCATCGCCTAGTGCTGCACGGATTGTTTGTTCAGCATACTTTCCTGCTGTGATTTCAATGCGTGGCTTTGTGTAAGCCATTGCTGTTACAGTTGGGCGAGCAGCTTCAACCGCTGGTGCTTCAACTGGTGTTGCTTCGACGGCTGGAGTGGTATTTTCCACGTTGGCTATCTCGCTTTCTGTTGGTTTGGTTTCGGATACAGCTTCTTCTACCTTTTCGGCTTCTTCTGCTGCGATATCAGTAACTTGAGCAGACTTAAATGCTGGCTCTGTTACTAAACTTGTTTCGACCATTCGAGATGAGGACACATAAGTCACACCATCTTTAATTTTTGATTTGATAACTTCTACACCAATGCTGAGTCCGGACTGCAATCCTTCTTCTGCCAAAATAAGAGCTTCTGTGCCGCGTTGTGAACGGCTTACAGAAAAGGTTGCATAGATTGCATCTTCTGACTCAGAGAAGCTGACCATGCGACCAATAGGCTTTTTAATATCATGTTGGCTAAGTAATTTAATTGACTTAACATCAGGAATCGTAATTGATCCCGATTCAAAGATTACTTTGCCGTAGTTAGTTGAACCTGCTTCTACATTCAATGGCACAATTTTGCCAGAGATAGTGCGACTAGCGGAATCCGCTGTAAGTTCAGCCGTAAGGGTTACGATCTGGTTCATTCCATACCATTGCTTCCATTAGGTGATAGGTCTGTCATTTCCATAGCCTGTTCTGTTGTAACTAGTCCAAGCGATAGCAATTTTTCAATTACTGCAAGTTCTGCAAGTGGGTCTGTGCGCAAGAATGTCTTATCGATGTCGAACTTTACGACATGACCTCTAGGAGTGATATCATCCATCGATAGACGATCTTCAATAGCTGTAATAAATGGCTGTAGAGATAATGCCAAGAATTGCTTGCGCTCATCTTGAACATTCGCGTAAGTCATTGAGTTGTTGCGGTCTGCTGAAACATAATATGCCGGGACATTACACAATCTTGAAACTTCGGTTGCTAATTGTTCAATGGCTTCCGCATACATCATGTCTTTCGGTGAGAATGAAACTGCGTTGTATTCAAGTGTTGAAGTTAGGTAAGCAGTAGAACGATTGTTGCGAGCGTTCTTCCAAGCAGCTAGTAAACCTTGAACTTCTTTAGGGTCTAGGTCTGCTCCGTTGTTTTTTAGATAACCACTAGCCATTGGAGTTTGCGCTGCAATAGCCGCTGCCTTTTGGACATCTACAGCAGCGCGGATTGTTTGAACTCCGCTATTAAGAATGCCATCGCCTAATGACTGGAATGTGATTAGTGAACCTAATCCGTCCATTGGAAGTGTATGACCATCAACTGCATAAGATTTAACAAATGTGTTTGTGCTATCAAGTGTTGCAGTTACTCGATGGTTAGCAATCCACTCAAATCGTGATGGGCGACCATCCTCGTTGTAAACTTCGACAACCTTCCAGAAGGCTTGTCCGTAAAACAAAAGTGAATCAACAGTCCAGGCAATAGTTACTGATCGTGGCTGTGAATATGAAGGTTGCTCCATCCATACAGGAGAGCCAAGTTCTTCATTTGTAGATTTCTTGTAAAGCTCTAAAGGAATCGCGCCAATAGTTCCGCAGAGAAGATTGCGGCATCGTTGTAATGCTGGAACAGAGATTGCTTCTGTCCGTGATACATAAGCATATTGGAACGGCATTGCATAAGGCGAGTATTCACCTAAAACTTGAGGGGCGGACTGCGCTTCGAGGATTGGTTTAGTTTGTAATCCGAATGTTTGCAGTATGCGACCCATGTTTACATATTAGCACACTTTGTCTAATATTTGACAATTTAGGGGTTTCGTGTCTAGGTAATGATTTGAGGCTTTGGAGCAGGAAGCATCAACTTTGAAACAACCATTGCCAAGCCGATAGGTGCTGAGATGTCACCGGCTGATTTTCTCTTGATAATTCGCCAAGCAGAGTCATTGACCTTAGCTGCACAATTATTCATCTGTTGGATCAATTCTGCCTGCCCATTGTGAACCACGCGATGATTGACCAAGCCTTCTAATAAGTCACCACAGGCTTTGTAGAACTGCTGACCAGACACATCCTCTGTCATTACACCAGCCTGAGATAGTCTGTCTGCAATCGTCTGTGTGGCGTATTTGTCAAAGCAGACTAATCGTGGTTTATAGATGTCGCACCAGGCTTTGATACTGGCTGCCATCTTCAATTCATCGATTGCCATTTGTGAGCTGTAGGTTTCTAGGATTCCTATGCCGATTCGACCGTCTGGCAATAATTGACCTGCAACCAGCGATCCGTTACGCCTTGATGGGCTAACATCGAATGCAAAGACTGTATATGCACCAACAGCCATTTCAAGTGTGTTATCTGAGGTTTCTTCCAAGACTCCATGCGGCCAGGGCGATTGAAGGCTGTCAATCCATTGGCAAAGAGTTTCTGTTCTTGTTTGCTCGATTGGGTTAGTCGCAATGGCTTCTTCAATCGATTCTTTGGTGATTATGTAATTAAGGGCTGGATTGCTTGGTGCTACAGCATTACGCCAGAACCAATCGCTAGTGATGTCAATCTTGCAATACTGAGGCGCGCTGTATTCATAGTATCCAAAGGTTTCTGGCGGATAATCCTTAGCGCGTTCAACTAAGCCATTAAGTACGCTACTGAAATGGTCGCCTGCGTTGCTGGTGAGGAATGTCTGAGCATTTGCTCTAGCTCTTGTAACTGGCACAGCCGCTTTGTAACCATCTTCTGAGATTTCGCGGATTTCATCGATCCATAAGAAGTCTGCTGTTCTTCCGCGTGGTGATGATGAGTTATCCGAAATGACATCAAGCGTTGCGCCATTAAGTAGCTCTATTCGTTCGCCGCCGTTGGCATAACGGATTGCCTTTGTCATTGCTTTAAGTTCCGGTGTTGATTCTATGATCCAAGCGATTTCTCTAAACAACATCAATGAGGTTGCGCGGTTAGCAGACATGATGATGAGCTTCTTCTCGCCACCATAGAACATGCCCCAGATAATGCGGACTCTGCCTAGATGACTTTTGCCATTTTGTCTTGAAATCAATAGCAGCGCAGTTTTGATGCGATATTGATTTTTCTTATTGACCATAAGCATCTGATTCAGGACGAACTTCTGATAAGGCATCAGTTCATCCATCCTTAAACGCTCAATCATCTCTAGAACTTCACCAGCTCTAGATTTGCCTTTGAGAAGTGGGCTGTGGACTCTTGGCTCAGTCGCCCCTCGTAGGGGTTGGACTCTTTTGGGTTTATCTGTCATTGAACTGGATTGGGTCGAATCTTAAACGGACTATCTTGCATCGGTTCGGACTGCATCGGGGATATACGGGCAGAAAAGACAGGGGGGGTAGCCGTCTGTGCTAAAAAAACACCCTCATCCTTGCTTGACTTACGCAAATTACAATCACGACACAATACTTGTAAGTTATCCATGTCATGAGTACCACCGTTCTTACGGCTAATGATGTGATCTACTTGCAAGTTCTCATCATTGCCACAATATCTGCATTGCCTGCCATCTCGAGCGAACACACGCTCTTTATGATTGCGATACTTACGGCTGTTGAGTTTATCTAATGCCATCCTTTACGCTTCCAATGATCTAAAGCTTTGCATGTATTGGGTTGCTTACCTTCATGAGTCATAGTGTAGCCATACCTATGTCCTATGTATCGTAAGCCCCAATCAATCTGCTCTAATGGATTAGCAGTTCTCAACCACTCACTCTTACCTTGTGGTATCCCGTACACCTGTTGTGTACCACCTATGTTGCCTACTGCTTTCCACTTCCATGCTGATTCTTTGCCATACAACACAGCTATACATTTGTAATTCTTAACAGTTAATTGTCCTCTTGCATACTCTTTTGATGTAATGCGTTTATTAGGATCGTTTGTCGCACTTGCAGCTGAAACCATGTTGAAGCATAGAGCTGCCCCTAACACGATTGCTACCGAGCGAACTGTCCGCTTAGCGGTTCGCTCTGAGCACCTGATGTGCTCTAGCCCTCTGAGTGTACTGGTCATGTCAAATCCATTTCTATAAGTGCTGGTCACAACGGCGTTTCTTAATTCTCTAAATGTGCTCCTTCATCTGGACATGTAGCAAAATAGAAACATGGGCAATCTTCATCACTTATTCTTGTCATTTGTATAGAAGCCCTTTCCCTTAAACACTATGCCAGGCACTGAATAGATGCGATTAGCTTGTGCACCACAATCTGTGCACCTAACCAAGTCATGATCCATAGATAATTCAAGCTCCATTTGAGTATTGCAAATAGGGCAACGATATTCATACATTGGCATTATCGGCTTCTTCTTTCCCACAGGCTTTACACTCCCAATGCTTTACTTTCCAATTACCACAATCAGTACATCTGATCATGGACTTCTCCCAGTCAATATCTACTGGAATCTTTGTATAACCTGCTTTGCGTAATAACTGCACCAGATCGACTAATGACAACATACAGACGAACTCACCGACTGATGCTTCCCCTTGACCATTAAGTCTGAAACACGCAAAGCCAAGTTTCCCTGACTTGTCCGTGCGTGCCTTGATCTGGCGTAGTGTCCCTTTGATGTCAAGTGAGTTACGAGCCTTAATCTCGATGTCGAACGGAACATTGAGAATGTCCTCGCCTTGACCACGACCGACACTAGCTGCGTGCCACCATTGCTGCAAGTACATGGCGACTATGCGTTCGGTCGCATAACCTCTATGTTTCCTGTGTTGGCTCGGCATCTGCTTCTTTCGATGTTTTAAGTGCAATATGGCTAACTGCATGACATCTTAAACAGGTAACAAATACCTGGTCATTAGCCTCTGGAGTAATAGCCACAGGTTCATTGCAAAGATCGCAATAGATAACAATATCCTGCGGTTCTGTGAGCTCTCCGCCCATGATGGTTGCTGTGCCATCATCAAAGATTACCATTTCGCCCATAG